CAGTATCTTTAATACTGGCAACCCTAGTATCATAACCTAGTCGTGGGTACTGTTTAAAGTACCAGTCCTTTACTGCTTCTACGTTTTCTTTTTCGGTTGTGTAAACTACAATGCTTTGCATATCTAATTTCCTTTTTGAGTGGTTTATATACTACCTACTACACAATATAGTAGGTAGTATTATAATGCTTAACCTTATTGGCGGGGAATAAACCTGCCATTCACTGGATTCCGGGATACATAAAAGTATCCCACGTTCTCAGAGAAGCTGCCCTTCGGTGCATACCTGCTAGTGGTACGCCGGAACAACAAGTTCTTGTTGCCAATAGGGTTACGAATGACAGCTTGTGTTGTGGTAGGGGTAGTGCCAAAGATTTTCTTAACAAGATTAAACATAGTTTAAGCCTCCTTCTTTTCTGGTGTCAGTAAGTTTTTCCATACCAAGTTATACTTGGCCTTGCGATTTGCTTGACGCTCTAGCTTGTGAGCCTTTGCAATCTTCTTAAACACTAGCTTTTTCTTAGCCATCTAAGTAGTCCTCCTTGTCTGTCCATGCATCAAACCACCCTCTATGGGCATCATTCAAAAGTTCTACGAACTTATTTGAATCCTTAAACTTGATAGGTTGCCCCATCAATACTGTCTCCCCATCATTATACCTACGAACAGGTACACATTCAAGGTCTTTATCTCCCGCTTGGAAGACAGACAGATAGAACTGTCCTGTCTCACTCCAAGCCAAGGGGATTTTTATGTTACGCCATTCAGTCATTAGCAAGCCTCCAACTGTTCAATCTTGGCATCATAATATTTCTCCAAGTATTCACATACTTGAGGCCAAGTCTTAGGCTCAAAGCCTACCTCACCTGCCCAGATGCCATCGTTATATTCATCCTCACAGACAACCTCAAAGTTGCTGTCATCTTCAATACTGCCATAGCAGTATGTCTGTCCACCATCTTTTCTATTGTATACATAATCTGCACCAGACATTACGCACCTTCCTTTTCTACATAGCCTTTGTCGTTGATTAAGATTGACTGTATCCTTACTTCGTAACCTTCGTTCCGTAAGTAATCTGCCAAGTCAGATGCCTCTGACTTTTTGTGTGTGGCTTTATGGCAAAGCCATGATGGATAGTTACCTGTCACATCAAAGTTTGCATTTACCAAAAACAATTCAGACATTACACATTCCCCTTATTTTTCTTGTCTATCTGTTCAAGCTTACGATTACCTTCCTCAAAGTGGTTCGCTGAGTTCTCGCACCTTTGCATATTCTCTATGGCTATATTCATAATTGTTTCAAGAGATTCACCAATCTCTTTTCTGCTTTCATTTTCAACATCTATCATGGATGCATATTCATATACATACATCCACTCTCTTGATAGGTTATCAAATGTATCAATAAGAGGTTGCCAATTCATATCTATTCTCCTTCTACCATTCCGGTTCGCTGCCAGTTATCTATTAACTGGTCGACCAAACTGTCAGTTTCTTTTCTATTGCCGCCACAATGCCCTTCTATCAGGGCATAGCAAGCGTCCAGCATCTCTTGAACCTTACCCTTGGTAAAGTTCAAGTCTGATTCGTCCATATCTCTCCAGACTACGCCATGAAAGATATCATTACTGCCAAGTAATGTAATACAATTCTTATGCATCTTCAGTCTCCAATCTGTTATCTTCAAACCACTGGTAAGCAATATCACTTAGCCTTTCATATATTGAAATGCTAATGATTTGATATACATCTGGATGCTTTGGCAGTAAGCCAGCATCATCTACAAATGCAAAGCTGTTATCAACAGACAGAATGTCTGCCAAATCACTGTGATAAATTGGGACATTACTGTCCACAATTTCATGCAGAACATCCTCTGGAAATCTTTGGTTGTTAAAGATTTCATCTTTGCTTTCTTCCAAGGCTTCCAGCAATCCATCTTTGACAATGTCAAAGGTCATTCTATCAATACCATATTTTACAGACATACCATCGCTCCTGTTTCTTTATCTAAGCCTTTGACAATAAAGTTATTGTCACCATTTTTATGAACCCATCTTCCATCAAAGCCACCTTTGTCCGTTCTATTTATAGAACGTAAAAGCCATGCCTCTCTGCCATCAAACATTCCATCGGCTAATACTAGCCAATGGATGCCATGTTGATTGATGCGGTTCTTACCATGCCTTGTCTTACCTGTCAAGGTAAGCCATTGGATTTCACAATCTCGCATCATGTTACGCCATTTCATTTTGAAATCTCCTAGCTAAACAGTCCTTCTAAAAAGGACTGAGGTTTAATTCCAAGGTATGAGCAATGCCTTGCAGATACATCATTGCCATCTTGGAAATGATTTGGATGCCGGACTGCAACAAAGTTGCACCAGTTATCCCATAGAAATTCTGTACCACCTAGCTTTTCGCATAGGTCAAGATACATCTTGGCTTTCTCCAAGGCTTTCTCAGCCTTGACCTTGCCCATCTTCAAAGCATTTGGATTGACACCAAACATAGTCACATTGTGACTATCAATACAGCCAGCCATTCCGATTGCAAGCTGCATCACAAAGCCAGCCTTGGCAAGGCCAAGTCCGGGTATTTGTGTAAGTTTATACAAGCAGTCAGCTTGTGAAACTTTACCTGCCTTGGTGTCTTTCAAAAGCTGAAAGATAGATTGTTTGTTTTCCATTACATGGAAATACAAATCTTTTTTGCTGCCAAATAAGTATTTGGAATTAGAACCATTAGCCTGAACATCTTGTAATTGTTTACCAATTACTGCCCAAGGCTGCCGGATAGACAACGATACCATCAGGATAAGATTGAAGATATTATCTTCATTCTTCATTGCCCATTTCATAATCTTCACTTGGTGCTTTGCAAACATTCTCAAATCTCCATCTTAAAAAATAGTGTATACACTAAAGTATATACACTATTTATTTAATAGTTAGAAAGTAAATCCGACATAAACCATTGTAGATGGTTTAAGGAAAATCTCTCTGTTCATATCGTTCCAGTCTGAAAGACTGTAAGTTTTACTGGCTCTGTCGTAATGATTTACGACATAGACAGCCTTGGCATCTGGCTTTCTCTTAACCAAATCACCATTGCCAACATGACGCAAAGCAATCTCATTCATTACATCGCCATACTTATCAGTAACCTGTTTCATTTTCCAATCTCCAAATGTTAACTTAAAAAATACTCTCTACATAAGTAGTAGAGAGTATTTATTTAAATCTTAGTTTCCAAAATTTTCAGCAATCCGTTCTTAGTTTCAGAACGTGCTATCTTTTTATTGACTTGTCTATTGTTGAACATTGTGTATTCGTTCAAGTCTACTGCAAACCAGTAGAAGCCAAGTTTTTTTACTGCTATGTTTTCATGCCCAGCCACTACCCATTCAGCAGTACCACTGCCAAAGCCATTGCCAAGCCATTCTGACGATTTTGTTTTGGTTAATTTCAGCATTTCAAACCTCCAAGGACAATAATTGTCCTTCATGTACAAATCCCCAAGACACTATGTCTTGAACCTCTGAGCCATCTACAATGGCTAAGACCTCACCATCATTTGAAGACACTTCAAATAGGCAATCGTTGTCAACATTCCATGTTGTTGCTTGAATTGTAATATGCATTTTCTCAGCCCTCCAAAAGCTGTATCTTAAAATATATCTACTACATAAGTAGTAGTAGATATATATTTAAACCTAGTTAATTTCGTCAATACAGGCTTTCAAAAACCCCCAGTGTCTAGCATAGACAGGTGGGTCTTGTTCAAATGACAAGATAGCCATCTCAGCATCTATATCACCATTGTCTATTTCAGATTTTGCCATTTGATAACCATTATCAAATTCAGCACGATAAAACTGTTCACCATGACAAAATCCACAAAAATAATCATCAGCACTATCAACATAGAATAGGTCTATGTTGGTATCACAACAACAACATTTTCTCATTCCAAAATCCCCATCTTAAAATATCTATCTCTCATAAGAGAGAGATAGATATATTTAATACCTCGTAGTTGGCAGTTTATAGTGCTAATTGATTGCCATGCCAAGCACTCTTAGGCAGTACGCAGTGACCAGCAATTGCTGGTTCTGTATGTCTAGCATAAAGCTAGGTTTGTGTTTTCATTCGGCCTCCAAAACCGTTATCTTAAAATATATCTACTACATAAGTAGTAGTAGATATATATTTAAACCATTCAGATTTTTGACAAGTAATCCATAACCTGTTCAAAATTCTTGTGATATACAGGCTCATCTTCGCCATCTACCCATACTTCTACAGTATGACCATATTCACCACAAGCCATGCCAGAACCATCTTTATGGTTCTGAATTATTGATACTTCTCTACCATCAGCCATTGTTAAAACAATGTGATTATGTGGTACTGCCATTTTGTTTAGCCCTCCAAAAGCCGTATCTTAAAATATATCTACTACATAAGTAGTAGTAGATATATATTTAAACCCTGCAAATTCCAGTGAGTATTACTCACCATAATATGCGCCAAAGTATGGAACGTCAAACTTTTGACAGAACCATTCAAACGCCAAATCACAAAGTGATTCAAACTCAACTTGTTCTATATCAGAACAAGTTCTATCACGTGTCTTGCCTTGAGAGACAAGGCAAATTGCATACAAGTGAGCCTCTGCAGCCTCTTGTGATAGTGATGAAATCTTATCCGCTTTGGTGTTCAGCAATGTGTAAAGTTTTTCCATGTTCAGTCTCCAAAAATTCGCTATCTTAACTACTACGACCCTTACGGGTCTTTATAGTAGTAGTTAAAAGTTTCGTCAAAATTTTGACACTAAGCAGTAATACTGCTCATCGTATGCCTCATCATGTCGCATAATGCAGCACAGGATTGGCTCATCAAACTGTCAAAAAATTGACGATTGCTGCTTTGGAAAACCGAAGCTTGATATATCTTATTATCATAAATAATAATAAGATTTATCAATTACTTGCGGGTATGTGATTGGATTGTGTGGGCTTGGGTAGGTGTCAGGAAATTGACACTATACGCATCCTCTTACAAAGATTCCTTAGAATCTTCATAGAACTGTCAAAACTTTGACACTAAGAGTGTCAATTAAATGACATAGGGGCGGGGGTAGGTGTCAAGGAATTGACAGGGGTGGTGTATACGCTATGAAGTGTGACATTTATGCAACAGTTGTCTAACAAAATCTCTAAAGATTTTGATTGACTGTGACATTTATGCAACACTTTGTGTTGAGAAAAGGATTCTTCTGTCAAAATTCTGACAGATTAGGTAGACTCTTTAGAGAACCCCCACCAAAAAAACTACTTGACATTTATATATATAATATACCCCTGACATATACTTACAAAAAATAAAGGGTAATTCATAGTAGTAGTAATAATTATAAAAAAGTTAAGAAGAAGGCCGGGGGCTTCCTAGTTATGACTAATTGCATAAGAAATTTACTAGCTTTACTGTTGTCTCTGATGTCTATTAGGAACACTAACGGGGGTGTGTCGGGTCTTGGGAGGGGGATATATTTACCCCGGTGGGACTAAATAGAAAATAACATATTTCTTATAACTATGCAATATGCTATAATACGATTTACAAAGAGGTGTGACATATTTGTCACACTTTATAAAGGACAACATTAAAATGTTTGAAGCATTAATATTGGCTTGTCTATTAAACAAAGATTGTATAGAATTACAAGATAGACGTGGACCCTATAAAACAGAAGTAGAATGTAAAGCACGTGTAGCAGAAATGATGCGTGACTTTGTTTCTGATGAAAGAACACCACCAATTACAGTCTTACAGTTTAAATGTACAAAGCCAAAAGGAAATAGTATTTAATGTTAGATGGTAAACTAGCAGACGACAACAGAGAGTCAGCACCATACATAACACTTAAAGACAAACTAAATGAGTATGCAGATATGAGGGCAAGGACAGACTTCCTTACCTTTGTAAAGATATTTGCACCTACTCTTGTGTCTGACTTTAAGATGGGTAGACATATTGAATTACTTTGTCAGAAGCTACAGGGTGTAGTAGATGGAGATGTAAAGAGGTTAATGGTATTCCTACCACCTCGTTCTTCTAAGTCTGTAATCTGTAGTAAGTTATTCCCTGCTTGGTATATAGGTAATAATGGTAACCATGAGATTATGTCTCTGTCACACTCAGAACAACTTGCAAGTGACTTTGGACGTACAGTGCGTGATATAGTCGGAACCGCAAGGTTCCAGAGGATTTTTCGTGATATTAGTTTGAGAAGTGATGTTAAGGCTGCAGGTAAGTGGAAGACCAATAAGAATGGTTCTTACTATGCAGCGGGTGTACGAAGTCAGGTGGCAGGTCGTGGCGCACACGTAGCCCTACTAGATGACGTTATGTCTGAAGAAGATGCTATCTCAGAAGCAGGTAGAAGATATATTAAGGAATGGTGGCCTGCAGGTTTGAGAACTCGTATCATGCCTAATGGTGCAATTATTATTATTAATACCAGATACCACTATGATGATTTATGTGGGTGGTTATTGAAGCAGGAATCCAATACAGAAACCACAGCCTTTCCTTGGGAAGTCATTAGCATTCCTGCTTGGTTGAATGAAGAGGCTGCTGAGTTGCTGGGACTACCAGAAGGTACGTCTTACTTTCCTGAGTGGAAGCCAGATGAATTGCTACGTATTGATGAGCAAGAAATCAGAGGGTCTAATGGTAGTAGGTACTGGAATGCTTTGTATATGCAGGACCCCTCGCCTGATGACGGTGGTATTATTAAGAAGAAGTGGATACAGGTTTGGGAAGACGATGAACCACCACCATGTGATTTTATAATACAAACATATGATACTGCATTTAGTACAGCAAGAACTGCTGACTATAGTGTAATACAAACATGGGGTATCTTCTACTCATTTGAGCAAAACCAATATGGTGTAGAAGAAGGACAGAGTAATCTTATATTATTAGGAAATACAAGGGGTAGGTTTGAATATCCTGAACTAAGACGTAAGGCACAGGAACTTTATGCACAGTTCAGACCCGATGTATGTATTATTGAGAAGAAGGCATCTGGTCAGTCTTTGCTACAGGATATGCGCAGGGCAGGGCTTCCTGTACTGGACTACCTTCCTGATAGGGACAAAGTGTCACGTGTTTATGCAGCAACACCTATGATGGAAGCAGGTCGCGTATGGTTACCTGCAGATAGAGTATGGGCAGATGACTTATATTCTGAGTGTATGTCTTTCCCTAATGGCGCACATGATGACCAAGTAGACTGCATGACAATGGCTATTCACTACATGAAAGATAGCTGGAACCTTCTTCACCCTGAAGACCCCTCATGGGAAGACGATGTTAATTATCGTAGACAAAAGAGGGTTGCATATTGGAGAACTTAGTATTATAATAGAAAAATATTAATTTAACTGGAAGTGCTTTAGCAACTAAGAAGGAAAGACTATGGCTATTGAAAAAAATCCTAATGATATTATTCCACAAGAAGTGAGTAATATTATTCCACTAACTATAAACCAAGAAACAGAAAAAGGTGTTAACTTTGAAGTAGACCCTTCAACAGGTGAGATTGAAGTCTCATTTGAATCAGACGACCTTGAGATGGAAGTAGAGTTTGATGTTGAAGGTTTCTATGATAATCTTATAGAAACTTTAGATGAAGACACCCTTGTAGAAATTGGTAATGAAGTTTATGAAAAATATGAAGCAGACAAAGCCTCACGGTCAGAATGGGAATCCATGTTTGAACGTGGGTTTGATTTGCTTGGTTTAAAACTAGAGGAAACTACAGAACCTTTTGAAGGTGCAGCAACCGCTGTTCACCCACTTCTTATTGAATCAGCAGTTAAATTCCAATCACGAGCGTCACAAGAACTCTTTCCTTCCAGTGGTCCAGTTAAAACCCAAGTTCTTGGTGACGCAACTGTGGAGCGTCAACGGCAAGGCAACCGTGTACAAAACTTTATGAACTATCAACTTACTGAGCAAATGCCTGAGTACTTTGATGAGTTTGAACGTATGCTGTTTCACTTGCCGTTGATTGGCTCTGCATTTAAAAAGATTTATTATGACGGCTCAATCGAACGACCTGTTAGCGAGTTTGTACCTATTGACCAGTTTTATGTATCTTATTATGCAACGGACCTTCGCCGTGCAGACCGTTATACCCATGTACTTTACCGTAGTCCTATGGAACTAGGTCGTCAGATTGCTGCAGGTATGTATGCAGA